TAATCTAAAAGCGTCGCTTGCAGATATATCTACATAAGAAACATTTTCAGCCTGATCGTATGAGTAAGCATAATCTGTGGTATATCCGCTAAATAGATAATAACTCGTTGCACCTACTGTTGCTGAGATTCTAAGTTTACGAAGCGGCGTCAGTTGTCCATAGTAGGGTGACGTAACCGACTGAGGATTAAAGTCGCCGTTAGGGTCATAGATTCTTACAACGCAAGTGCCAGCCTCATAAATGTCTCGGTTTATGTTTCTGCCACGTCTAATACTTATGCGCCTAGTTTGTGAAGTTAGGTTTACAACTAAAGCCGGCGTAGTCGAATCAGATAAAACTCCTGTACCAAGCACGCCGTTAACAGGGTCGTCAAGGGTAAAAGGGTTTGAAAAGGTCGCACCGGAACTAAAGTTTAACGATACGTCAAGGGTTGCCGGTAATGCCATTACTGGAACGCACCTAACAACCTACCAACTGCACTAGGTGAACCTGAAAGATTAGAGTTTAATAGTCCGTTTCTAATCTGATCTACCAAGTCAGCGTCTGAAACTACACTACCTGCATTGTTAATAGTTATGTTAAACGAAGGCACTTTAACTCCTACCTCACCCATTACGCCGGTTATTGATTGATACTCAGTAGTTGCTTGAGGTGCATTAGCAAGAATTGATGCCGCATTTTGCGAAGTAATGTTAACTCTAGTATTGCCCTCAACTGGAAGCGGCTTCATTTGTAACAGGCGATACATTTCAATCATCTTGGCAAGTAAATTATCAATCTCAGAACCCCAACCCTTAAACGGATTGAGTGCCATTGGAATCTTTGAAATGGCTGTTGCAAGATCGGTAGTCTGCAATTGAGTAATAGCCAATTGTTTTCCAAGTCTTTCAGCCTCTGAAGCGTTGCCTTGGAGTAATGCTAGTTGCAAGTTTAATCTAAGTTTTTCTTGCTCTGTAACTTTACCTTGCAAGGCTGCAAAGATTTCAATTTGACCAGTATCAAACATGCTTCCAAATTGCTTAATCTTGGCTTGATCTTTTGCCAGTTGCTGTTGAGCCTTAACTAGTGCCTGTTCTTTCTTTATGGCTGCTAGTCGATCTTTAGCCGTCTTAGCGGCTGCGGCTTGCTGTTTCTTTTGGTCTGCTCTTAAAGCCTCATAATTAAAGTTTGAACTCATTGGGTCAAAAGGTTTATCAAAGTTCATTTTGTAAGCAAACGTGCTGCCTGATTTATCGCTTAATAATTCGCTAACGGGAGTGTTAAGGAATTGCAGATTGCCTTTGATGAACTTACTGACCATGCTCATAGCCGTTACGGACTTTTTGGCGACAGTCTCCATAAGTGAACCGGTTTTTTCAGCATTTATATTTAAGTCCTCAAAAGCGTTAACTAATCCTTCGCCCACGATCTCTTTAACAACGTCCATGCTTGCGCCTAAAATTGCCATTTGACCGGCAGCACCGGCGGCTGATGCTTCGCCTTGTCCTGCAAACTGTTTATTAAGTTCGGCTTGAACGTCTGCAAAACTCTTGCCTTTAAGTGAGGCGGTACTGTAACCAATGTTCAAACCAACTAAGGCTCTGTTATTTCCTAGATATGATTTAGTCAAAGCATCAACTGAAGTACCAAGATCAATTCCAGCACCTGCCGATAAATCAAGGGCAGTCAAAAGAATGTCTTGAGATAAACTTGCATCTAAAGTAGTGGAAACTAATTGGCGCATTGCAGGACGAAGTTCGTCATCCAGTATGCCTCTAGTTTTTTGAAGCCTTTGAATGAAGGCTTCCGTACCTATTGTTTCAAATGACATGCCTAGATTGCCTAAAGTTAAGGCTAATGACTTGGCTGATTTTTGCTCTTGAGCGAAGGCTTGAACGGATGACTTTGCAAACTTAATTACTTGGTTAACACCGAAGGCAACGCCAAATGCACCGGCTAACTTATTGGCACTCTTGCTTAGTTTAGTTAAAGAGTTTTGGGCTTGCCTTGCACCTTTGTCTTTGTAGGTTGAGGTGATTGCAATATCTATGGGTGAGAAACTGACCATTATGCCGCCTTATCAAATGTTTTATATTGTGCTTTAGAAACTCTTTGAAACCATCTAGTTTTGGCTTTATCGATTGCTTTCATAACTGCATCTTGGACTTTGCCTTGATCGTCATAAAATGCTTTGTAAAGTAAGCGTCCTTCTTTTTTACGACCTCTACCAATGCTAACTAACTTTTGTTGGTTGTTTAATGCGTTAACAAATTGATAACCGGCAAAAGGGTTATTGCTTGCATACTGACCGGTCTTACGTGATCGCTTTCCTAAAGATTTGTACGTGCCTTCATATCCTTGCACTTGACCTTTTTTATCACCGCTTATGTTTACAAAACTAGCACGCCCTTGAGGGTTCTTGCGTCCGGCTGTTTCATAAATAGCACCGGCGGCAGAATGGTTTTGTAAAATAAATGTTTGAACGAATCCTGATCGATTGCGCTTAGTAGTTCCTAAGTCGTAACCTAAACCTTTTCTAATTTTCCAAGGGTCATATTTAGGAAAGCCACGTTTGCGACCTGATCGTGATTTTGCTTCTCTGCCTTGGCTAGTCCAGCCGCTATCTAAGCCTGAAATCCTTGCACGAACCATGCCCTTTGCTCTATCTGAAATACTTTGCATTGCAGGGTCAATTTCCTCAAGCATGTCCTTATAGAGGTCAGGGGCAAAGTTCTTAAGACTGTATAAAGTCTCATCTAGCCCTGCGACCTCTACTGGCATTTTCCATCCTTTTTGCGTCCTCTTTTAGAACGTTTAGTGTTGCTAAAAGTAACGATCTATCCATGTTGATATATTCGCTATGCGGTATGCCTGTTCTAACTGCTAATAAAGCAATTAAATACGTCGTGTCATACCGCGTTACCCATTTGGGGCGTCAGCATCCAAAATCTCTACCTTAGATAGAGTTTCTAAATACTTGTCCCCAAATGGTACGACTGTAATTCCGGAACGTCTTTCGGCTTCCCATGCGAGCCAATAAATATCCGATTGTCTTTCCTCATCTCTGAATCTCTTATGAAACCCAGTCTTAAATTGTTGTTCAAATGCGTACTCAAGTGCAGGGCTAATATCAAAATCTGATACGTCGCCTGAAGCCTTTGTCACTCTGAGTTTAATCATTTAATCTCCTTAGAATGTACCTGTTGTCGCAACTGTAATTGCGCCGTTAACAGTCCATGTTACATCCTGAGTACCAAGATCGCCAACTCCGCCGTTAATGTCGGTGGTGTTATTTACTAGGCAAGTCATTGTATAAAGAGGGTTAGTTGCTGAAACCGCAGTTCCTTTTTCTTGCAAAAGAACGACAGTTACTGAAGTACCCCAAGCGGCTTGCAAAGTTGCAAGAACGTTTGCTGAAGCGGTGTCGTTCAAAAATGAAATTGAAACGTTCGAAGTCTCAAGTCCCTTTACGTATTTTTCACCGGCATCACCCATTGCGGTTACAGATAATTCATTAAATGATCTGTTTAGGGTTACGCTTGTTACGTGGTCTGAAAGATCGACAGTATTAACCTTTACGCCGACCTTGTTATTTAGAAATACAGCCATAGTGGTTATTCCTCATCTTTCTTTGAGATTGGTTTAGGCTTTTCTGTTTTTGCTACTTGCCCGACTTTTTCAAGCCAAGCCTTGTCCTCTGAAGGAACGTCATAAATTTCGGTCATGTTTTATCCCCAACTTGTCATTATAGAAATTGTTAAATCTGCACTTAGCATTTCGCCTGCGCTTGCTGATAAAACATTGGGTGCAGATATATTACCAACGCTAATTTTGAGGGTAGTTATTGCTGCCAGTTTATTAAAAACACCGACGGCAAAATCCTCAATTCCGTTTAAGTTACCTTGATTGTCTAGCATTGGAACAATCATCACTAAACGAAAATTTACTTTTGGTGCAACGCTTGAATAGATATTGTTGCTTGGTTCAATATAAGGGTCATCGGGTTGGATAATTATTGAATTTGCTATGGGCGAGGCAGGTGGATATGAAAACACCTGCCATACCCCGCTATTTTCCAATAGCGTCGCAAGGGTTGATCTGAGAGTTGTAACGGCAACTGTCATCAGCCAACCAAACTATTAGGTGATAAATGGTTTGCTAATATTCCTCTTACTCTTGCGAGAAGCGTGTTACCCATTCGGTAAGGACTTGGTTGGAAGTCAGGTGATATTCCACCTGCGCTAGATTGCTGCCTTGATTGCCAAATGTCAACTGCAATTAATAAACTACTTTCCCTAATTTCGGGAACAGTTGAATATGTAACGTAATCTGTCGCGGCAACAGTACCATAAGGATTAGTTGCATGTATAGGTTCAATTGTTGAATGACTTGTTACAAAAGTTATTGAAGTAGGTGTTATGCTGGTAATAGTTTTACTGCCGTTAAAAGTTGCGCCGTTACCGCTTACTGTAACTACTTGACCAACAAAAAAGCCATGAGGTGTATTAAAATATAATGTGCCGTAACCAACTATGTGTGAATGACTTGAATTATATTGTTGATTTTTCCATAAATAATCAGAAACAATATTTTGAGCCGTTTGACAAACTTCCTCAACTACTGAGTCACTATATAAAGTACCAATTCCAAGCGTGCTTCTCAACTCAGCAAGGGTAACAAAAGTAGCAGCCAATTTAGTTCCTTTCTTAAAGTAAAGGGGTTAAGGCTTCCTAACCCCTTTACAGATGATTCCTATTTAAGGAAGTTTATGCAACCATCCACTTATACGCACCGGCTGCAACCTTAGTTGCAATTGCGCCGTAGCCATAATAAGCAACATCAATTTGACCAGTTGAAATAACATTGGTCTCTAGACGATATTTGCTTGACTCGTACCAAGTGTATGAATCAGGATTAATAACGATCATTGTGTTATCGCCTGTTCCATCAGTTAGGGCAGTTGAAACACGAAGGTTTAATCCACCAATATTGCCACGAATATTTGTAGGTGTTAGATTTCCTGAAGCGTTCTGAGGATTGATTGTCTGAGTAAATACTGCTCGGTTTGAGCCATCTACTAATCCCATCAATGCGCCCCATTGCTCAGGTGACACAACGATATTGGTTGCGAATCCAAGTGTACCTTTGTAAATTGAAACTGCTGCGTCAGAAATAAAATCCTGAATGTTTGCTGCGGTTAGTGTTCGGTTACCGCCATCAGTTCCGCCTGTAATTAAGGCAGTACCAACTGCTGCATCAGTTGCTTTTGCATAAGCAAACTCCATTTGACGGACTAACTCTGCAAAGAACGCAGGGCTTGATCGGTCTAATAATTCTACGGAAAATATTTGACGTCCTGCATATTTTTTAACGTCAACAGATAAAAATGAAACGTTTTGATCTGTTTGTGATGGTGCTGCGCCTTCGGCTGTTACTGCAACTGTTGGTGCTTGCGTTAACTTAGGAATTTCGAAAGTCATTCCTGCGTCAGGAAGTGCTGCCGAACTCACGCTATCAATAAATGGTCTATCCGCATTAGAAAGAGGATTAATTACCTCGGTCAATTGACGTGTAGGAATAAGTCCCGCGTTGTCAGTTGTATCTGCTGCTGCACGTAAATAAGACTTAGCATCCTCATCATTTAGATATTGCGCACGAAGTGTATTTTCTAGGAATTTTTCCTTTGAAAGTTCAATACGTGGCTTTGTGTAAATTGGTGCTGCTACTGTTGGACGAGAGGCTTCAACCGCAGGGGTCTCTACTACCTCGGACGCAACAGTTGTTTCAGGCTTTGTGTTTTCCACAATTTCCTCATTTTCTGTTTTGGTTTCGGTTGATTCTGCCTCTGCGTTTGACGCAGCGACTGAAGTGACGGCGGCACTTTCGAAAGCGGCAGCCTGTACTAGGCTAACTTCCATAAGTCTCGCAGCACTAACTCTGTATATTCCGTTACTGTTCTTTCCTTTGATAACTTCCACTCCAACACTCAAGCCGGAACGTAGTGATTCGCTTGCCTCAATGAGGCTATCAGTACCCCTAGTTGTATTACTAACCTTAAACTCAGCGTAAATTCCATTTGCATCCTCGGTTACATTTTTCATGCGACCAATTGGCATTTTTGGGTCATGCTCAAGAAGTAACTTAACTTTGCTTGGCTCATCAATTGCAATTGAGCCTTCCTCGAAAATTACTTTTCCAACTGAAGTGTTTCCAATTTCGTTGCCATAAGGCACAATCTTTCCAGCAATAATACGACGTGATTCTGAAGCCTCTAAATCTGCGCTAAAATTAATTATTTCCATTTGGGCTTAATTCTTCCATTTCTCTCGCTTGTTCAACTGTTATTAACTCAAGTGCTAACATTTTTTCAATTACTGCTAAACGCTCAAGTGGGTTTGCTCTTAAAAATCCTGAATCCATGTCAAACGCTACAAATTGCGTATTAGGTGTTATGTCGTCCATGCTGAGACGAGATTCCACGCATGTTATGTAAGGTTGCAAAGTTAGGGAAACAAACTGACGTCTTTCGTCTTGGACGTTAGAGTATGTAAATGAGGAATTAATATCGGCGTTTATGTAATAGGCATTAACGTTGCAAAGTCTTGCCACTTGAACTGCCATGTACTGCAAACTATCGTTATAGGTCATGTCCTTCGGTGAAAACGAAGTTGGTTGAAATTCTAAACTTGAAGTTAGATAAGCGGTTGATCTTTCAGCCCGACTGCGACGCCAAGCGGCTAATAATCCGGCAACTTCCTTGTCACCTAAATCCGCGCCATTATTTTTCAAAATTCCAGCGGGAGTTGGAACGGCTGCTGCGTTTGCTGCTGCTTTTTCCAAATCAATTGCTGCTCTCAAAATTCTTGCGCCGGCGTGTAAAATTCCATCAATAGGTGATTGGAAGGTGACAAGTGAGCCAATTCCCGACATTGGTCTTTCAACGCCATCAACTGTATAAAAATCGACGAAGGTGTTATTTTTATTTAATTGCACTTGAACTCTAGTATTATTTACAAAATCGAAACGTGATGGGCGCAGGTCATCCTGATATACCTCGGTTACTTCTAGATACCCGCTACCATAAAAAAGTAATGCGTCAATTAAGGCAGTAATAATTACCGAGTTAGGTGCTGACTTAGATAATTGATTTACCCAAGGTAAATTTGGTAATTCCTCTTTAGTTGCCTTTGAATAAGTTTCTAATTCCATTACGCCAATTGTTGTTGCAATTAAATTACGGCAACGCATTACCGCAGGAACAGAAATTGCTTCGTCTCTACCTACTGATTGGAAAGGAGTAAACTGAGCATAATAATTAAAAGGGTCAGCGACAACAGGCGGGGCTAATTGCGCTGTTAAGTTTGTTTTAGGTGATAAACCGACTAAATCTCGAAAAAATCCCATTGGTAAAGTATATCACAAACCTTAGACATAAATCTTAGGAACTGAGATGGGTTTGCTCAACATGTGGACAATCATTGCAGTTGAAATACTTGCTGCAACGCATCCAGCGGATTTCCTTCGAATAATTCGCCACGAAGCATCTGAGTATTTGGCGGCAGCGTTATTCATTGACGAAACCCATTCGGGTTGACCTGAGTGAATTAATCTCAAATTGGAAAGGCTGTCAGCAAGTTCACCACATGCTTGGTAAAACGATTGTCCGGATATGTCAATTAACTTTTGACCTGATTGCTCGAGTTTTTGGGCGATAAACGCAGTTGCGTATTTATCGTAAGCAATTTGAACCGGTCTATATTTCATAGCCCATTCGTTTATAGAACTAGCCATTTTAACTTCGTCAATTGCAACCTCAGAACTAAAGGTTTCCATTACACCAACCGCAATCTTGCCATCAATTATCTGACCAGCGACTAATGCGCCGGTTCTCTTGCTTGGACTGACATCAAACGCCATTACAGTCATTGCACCGACTGGCAAGATCAATTCAGATACCGAACAGGCTTCAATTGAGCCATAAGTCCAAGGTGAAACTTGAGAATCAATCCACATGCAAAGGGTTTCGGTCAAAGTGGCTTCAATTGAGTTGGTTGCAATAGATTCCTCAATTGCTTCCTCGGTAATGGTGTAACCAAGGGCAGGGTTAGCCATTGCCCAATACTTTTTATTCTTAATGTCTTGCCTTGCAGCCAATGGTGCTGAATACTCCCAAAATCCAAAAGTCTTACTTGGATAGTCAAGCGCACGTTCACGCATATTATTCAAAACTGTTGAGAAAGCATCACCGGCGTTGCTAGTCATTAAAGTTTGAGAATTTGGTCTTGCCCTAGTTGTTGGTACTGCCGCTTTGAACGCTTCCTCGCTTATCTCACGCAATTCGTCAATGTAAAGAAAATCTGCGGTTTTACCTCGAGAACCATCTCGAGTGGCTGCAACAATTTCATATCTTGCGCCATTGAGTAAAGTAATTGATTCTTGACCATTTGCATATCTGATCTGCCTTACTTGCGCTTTTAGGAAATCATTGTCCTCAATTGTGTTTGCTACTTGCCTAAACGTATCTAATGCCATGTTTCGATTTGAGGACATTGCCAAAATGTTCTTTTCGTTAAAGAGAAACAGTCCAGCCAAGATTCTCATTCTTGCAAGGTGAGTTTTACCTACTTGCCTCGCACATAACAACAAATTGCTCTTGCGTTGGAAATTACCTTTCAAATCTACGCTCAACATATCCTCAAGCACGTAATACTGCCAAGGCAGCAACGGCATCCCAATTTTTATTGCAAGATCAGCCACTTCAGCAATTCGAGACGCACCTTTAAGCGGTGGGGTTTGGATTCTAGGTTTTGTGCTACCTAATAGGGCTTTTTTCACCGCCCCTCGTTGCACCGGCTTGCGCTTGGCTTTAACTGGTTTTGTGTTGGTTGTCATGGCTTTTGGAAAGGCGACCAAGGTCGTGTGATCTGCGTCTCAGGGAGAGAACAGTCTTG